GTATTGCACGTTGGAACTCTTAAAGAACCATCTTAATATTGAAAGCGACTACACCGCCGAGGACACCTATATAACACACTTGTATAACGTGGCAGAGGCGAGAGTGGAGGAACATATCAATATACCGTTGGAGGCAGTCGCCGAGGAAGACGGCACATTGCCGCCCCCTATAGTCCATGCTATCATGCTTTTGGTTGGCAGTCTCTACAATTTCCGCGAAAGTGAGTTGACAACAGCCACTACAAGTGTTTCGCACGGCTACGAATACCTTTTAGCACCCTATAAGAACTACAGCGACCTTTATAGCGATGTGACCTATACTGAAATAGTCGATGAGATTTGTCAGCATTTGTATATTTCCAACGGCGACGTGTGCATTAACGATGAGTGGCTAAACAACCGCTCTGAGACCTACAGACGCATTGCCGAGCGCATACTCTCGACCGCCACCATCGAAAACGGTTGTATTAAAATTTCCACGTTGTAAACCATGCGAGCCGGTTCTTTATTCGACAATATCACCATAAAACGCCCCGATGTCAGCACAAACGATGTAGGCGAACAAATCACCACCTACAGCGTTGTGAAGACAATCCGCTGTCACACGATGACACGCAGAAACAACCGGGAAAACGCCGAGGGCAATATCATATACCCTAACACGCTCACTATTGAGGTTAGGCGTTTTCAGGACATTCAAGATTACGATTTGATTATACACAGAGGCAAACCCTATAGGATTTTGTCTATTGAATACGATAGACAGATGCAGTGTAAGAGGCTACAACTTGAAGAAACAACCCCGATAGAAGAAACGACCCCGACCAATGAATAACACCACCATTGAAACCAACGCCGACAAGGTATATAACGCTTTTAGGGAACTATCTACAAAAGAGATGCGGAAAGCGTTAAAAAGCGCATTGCAGCAAGCGAGCGGAAAGCTCAGGAGCGAGACAAAGAAAACCATGCGCACGATGCTACCGGCGGCACGTCAACGCTCGACAAAGTATGAAGACACCTTGTTAGATGCAGTCAAACGCTCAAAGGTGGAGGAAAACAGAAACGGAGAGATGAGCGTAAAGGTGCATATCATGGGCGTTAGGACAACCGGCAGCGGTACATTCCGCGCAAAGTTCTTTGAAAAGGGAACAAACAACAGAAGAACCGCAAAAGGCTACAACCGAGGCATTATCAAACCGCTCGGATTTTTCAATACAACAACTATCAGTTTTGCTAACCAATACAACACCACGCTAAACGATGCAATATCGAAAGCCATCGACAAAATAAACAAAGCCAAAAAATGAAACTCACCCAGATTGCAACCGATATAACAAGCGCACTAAAAGAGATTGATGACCTCGGAAAGCGTGTTTTTCCTATTGTGGCAACCGAGGGCACAGCATACCCATATTGCGTGTATGAGCGCAGCAGTGTGACCTTTAACGACACGAAAGACGGTGACATAATGGGCGTGTCATATACCATTAGGATTGTGAGCGCGAACTATACAAGCGGTTTGAAGATTGCCGACGATGCAATAAAGACGTTAAAGCGCATGGTCAGTAGTAACGCTAACACTCGCTATGACATTCAGTTGCAGAATGTTACAGAGGAATACACCGAAGATGGATTTATACAAACAATATACATAACCATTTAAAAGACTAAAAATTAATCGATTAATCATATATGGCTACACCAGCAACCATTATTAAGGGTGACAACCTTATGCTTTTCAAACAGGACGGCAGCACCTACAAAAGTATGGCTTATGCCACCGCCCACACGCTGACCATTTCAGCGGAGACGCAGAATATCAACAGCAAAGACCACGGCGCGTGGAGTGGAAACAATGTAAACAAGCTGAGTTGGGAGATTACAAGTGAAAACCTTTATGTCGGCACAGAATACGACGCACTTTTCACCGCTATGACCTCTCGCAGTCCGCTGACCGTTGCGTTTGGCACGAAACACGAAGCCGACAATGTTATTGTCGCCGATGGTGACGCAAGTTGCTACACCGCCGACGCAAGCGGTTACTATTACGGCAACGCCTACATTACGAGCCTCGCCGCTAATGCGAACACCGGCGAAAACGCCACCTACAGCGTGACGCTGACCGGCACCGGCAAGATTGCCAAGAAAACAACCTAATCTGTTTAAATACAGATAAATAAAGGGAGTAAGGGGAACAAACTTTACTCCCTTTATCAGTTAAAAATAACACGTCTAAAACAATGAATATCACCATTAAAGACCAGGAAATAACGCTTAAAAACTCATTCCGCAGCCACATTATTTTTGAGCAGATTACAGACCACACATTCAACGGCAAAAACTTGACAGAGATTGTGACCTACTTTTATTGTGTAGTGATGGCGAGCGACCCCGATTTGTCTATTGATTTCAATGAGTTTATTGATTGGCTTGACGATGAGCCGGAGCGTTTAACAGAGTTTACAGAGTGGCTTGTTGAAACCAACAAAAGAAGCAATAGTTTGACCACCTCAAAAACCGAGGAAACCCCGAAACCTACAGCGAAAGCAAAAAAAAAGAGATAACTGAACTATACAGATTGTTGGTTGTCGGCTACCGTCTAATAACACACACCTATTTCCTCGACGAACTGCAACCGTATGAGTTGGATTTATTAGTACAATCAATACCATTTGCCGACAGAAACGCATGGGAGCAGACGCGACTGAAGATATACACAACCGCCTCAATGTTTAGCAAGCGAAAACTGACCATTAAAGACGTGATGAGTTTTCCGTGGGAAAAAGAGACAGACGAACAACCCGAAACCGAGATAACAACCGACGAACTGACCACCCTACAGCAGTATAGTAAAACAATAGAAAATTCATTGAACACAGCAGATGGCAACAGACTATAGAACCCGATTAACCGCCGACACCTCGCAGCATGACAAAGCGTTGAAAAAGTCAGCTCAGGAGGTGTACAAATATAAGAAACAGACAGAAAACGCAAAGGTGACACTCGGCAATTTAGCGAGCAAATTCGGACCGCTCGCCGCCCAAATAGGCATTGCCGGTGGCGCACTTGCTATTTTCAAAAAGACGTTGACCAGCACCGAGGCTGGAAGCGACGCATTCAACCGAGTTTTATATGTCGGAAAGAAAAGTGTGGAGAGTTTTTTTCAGTCCCTATCGACCGGCAATTTCGATAGTTTTATAACAGGACTGAAAAACATTAAAAAGACCGCTGAGGAGGCTTTCAACGCCCTTGATGACCTCGGCACTATAACCAACTACAATAACGCAGCAGTGGCAGAATTACAAGCCAAAATCGAGCAGCAGCGCACCATTGCCCTAAACCCCAAAAGTACGACAGAACAAAAGAGAGCAGCCGAACAACTTATTAGGCAATACGAAGACGAGATTAGGAATTTAAACAGAGAGGTTATTACAGCCGGTGAAAAAGCAGCGTCTAAACTTGTTGCAGAACTCGCAAAGAACCCATATTTGAGTGAGCAGACAATCCAAGAATGGCTCGACATGAAAGCCCACGGCACATTGAGCAAATATATTTCCGATTACGCGGCGGAACATTCAACCAAAATTCAGCACCGAGGCACAACAAGCGGTGTAAACCGCTTTTCTGGTCCTGTTTCTTATGATTGGACGGAAACCCGATGGGAAAGCGGAACGAAAAAGATATATGACGCAATGCAAGCGGTTTTGGCAGCGAGCGAGGAGGAGGGAAACAGTTATAGCGAGTGGTTGAGAGTGAGAACCGCAAACGCACAGCGCATCATTCAACAGGAGCGCGAGAACCAGCGTATAAACAAGTTATCCGAAAAGATTGACAAGTTTGAAGCAAAGACAACCCCCAAATATGAAAAGGGCAGTATTGCTGATATTGAGGCACAAATCCAAGCATTACAAGACCGACTGAAAAACGAGGTTTTGAACGGCGCGGAGGTGAGAGCCATACAGAAACAAATCGAAGTGTTGCAAGTGAAAAAAGAGGCACTTGAAAGCCTCGGCAAACCAATGGAGAAACTAAAGGCACTTGAAATGCCATTGGAGGAGCCGGTTATAATGGAAATAGACAACACGCAATTTATTGAGGCGTTACAGGAGGCTATTGATAAGATTGAGGAGGTGGGACTGACCATTGACGATTTGCAGCGCATTAACGGCATAGGAGAGAGTTTAGGGGAGTTGGGCGACATATTCAGCAATGTGAGTGAAATAATGGACGATGAGAGCGGAAAGATATTTGCAGCACTCGGACAGAGTATTAGCGGCATAGGAGAGGCTATTGCGAAAATCAGCAGTTTAATGATGGCAGAGGGCGCAGCCTCGGTGATGGATTTGCCTTTCCCGGCAAACATGGCAGCGTTGGGCGCGGTCATTGCAGCCATTACAAGTGTGATAGCAAGCATACAGAGTGTAGGCTCACAATCATTCGCCGGAGGCGGTATTGTGCAAGGTGCAACCTCGATAGGTGACTATGTACACACGAACCTAAACGCCGGGGAAATGGTATTGAACAAAGGGCAACAACAGCATCTTTTCAACTTGCTTTCGGGGAGTGCCACCGTAACAGCCGCCACTGACAATAAGAGTGTAGAGTTTATTATAAGAGGTAGCGACTTATACGGTACTTTGAGTAACTACAACAGAAAAAGAAACAGAGTGCAATAATGGCAAACAGATTTTTCGGGGATTTCCGCAGCACCGACACCACCATTGACCCAAACGGACAACGCTATAGGGTTGTTATTTTTACGAACTACACAACCGAAACTATACCGTATGAGTATGAAAACATCATAGAACCGCACCCCTACGGTTACGAAGAGTTGATTGGGCGTGTGCCTATTAATAACTATGCTATCACCATGACAGACGAGCCGTTTATTATCAATGTGGAGGGTGATAAAGAGAATATATATAAACCCTACAGATGCAGCACGGCGAGCGTGTCATTTTTGCAGTCAAATATCAATCTGGAATTTGTTAATACCAACGGCACAAATGCGATGGTATTACTTTTAAAGTGGAAAAACGAAGTCGCCGAGGTCAACGGACACATGTATAACAGCAGCACCGGCGAGACGTTGTATAAAAAGCGTGTCGCCAGCGATGGGCAATTTCCTATTGTCTTCTACAATGACTACGAACCCTACAAATACGACCGCTTTTGTTATACGGTGGAATGGGTTGGATTTTCCACGCCAGAAACCTTTTCAATGGAATACAGCCACATTACCGATGTATTCACTTTGAATTGCCAAGATGCGCTTTCTACGCTGCAATACATGAAATACGACAGAGGCACAGACAACCAGATTTGCAGTGTGCAAACCGAGTTGTTTTCTATATTGGAAACCCTCGGAGCGTACCAAAAAATCTATGTCACCGACACAATCCGTTTCAACAGCCTCAATGACATATTCAGTGAGATTTTCACGCAGAGCAGAAACGGATACGATGAAGACTTGAAACCCATTGACAAACTCGCAGTATTGGAGCGTATTTTTACATACCTTAATGTTACTGCAATTCCCTATAAGAACACGCTCATACTGACAACCCCTAATGCCATTGCGGAAAATCTGTCAAACTACTACGTTTACTCTCTACCCTCGACAGAGTATGCAATCAATTTCACCCCCTCGCAATACACACAGGAGCCTAACGAATACTTAAACGATACACACGTTATTACAGCCGATGACCACCGAGGAAACGCCTCAATCAGCACCACAAACATCATAGGCGAAGCAATATGTGAAGCCGATAATTTCAACGTCGGCGACCTGATGCCCGATATTGACGATAAAGACTATTTCACGGCAGATGGCAATATGGCGGTGAACTACTACAGCGAAAACGTGACAGAAGACGGCTCGACCGTGACTAATTATTACACATGGGAGCGTAAAGCGGTCACTATTCCTGTTGACGGCAAACTCACATTGAAACACTACAACACGGACACTTTCGGCGGCGTGTGGAACCCCTCGGAATTGGATTATACGCCGTCGGTGACAGCATACGACAAACCGGGGTGCTATTTGATTGAGCATAGCGGTGTACAACAGACAGAGACCGCCAACACTTTGCCGTTAAACAGCAACTATGGCAGAGACTTTTATTTTCACACGGCACGTTTCATCGACGGCGAGGTTTACGTCACACGGCGTGACGCGATGGACACCAAAAGTAATTGGTGGCAACCCATGCTAATATTTGACAGCGACAATGTGTTGTTCTTTAGCGGTGACAACTTGAATATATGCGGTGATTGGACTTTCTATTGTGCTAAAGACCATCAAACATATATTGCACCCTATTCTTTCTACAATAAGACAGCACAAACAAAGATGCACACCGGCAATCTGTTGACCCATTACAACTATGTGTGGGCAAAGGTGAGAGTGAGCGAAAAATGGTTGTCGAATAGCGGTGAAACATACGCATGGAGTGATACGGAGTGTTTCGTTAAACTTTATGTGGATTGGAAAGACGGCGACCTCGCATTTTCAAACTCTTTTCCGTTCAAACAGACAAACCGAAACATCAAAGGTAGTTGCATTCCATTGCCGATTAGCGGCGATGCCGCCGTTTTCGGCAATGTTCACATTGAACTTGACAGACCCCTCGGCACTTACTATTACGCTTGCACCTCGGCAATCCTAAAGGACTTTTCAATAAAGGTTATTAAGGTTGACGAAACCAAACAAAGAAACATGAAATACAAAACCGATGTATCGAATGGAAACACCGAGACAGCGGATTTGAAAACCGATATTTGCAGCACACATACAGACGGCGCATTGTGGAGTGAGGCGGTCAAAGGCTCGACAGATGACTACCATAAAATGAGCCGCGTTTACAACACCGCCACCGGCAACTACCATTTGCCTGAGCAGCATATAACCGCCAACCATGCCAACCAATACAGCACCCCGACCATTGCGCTACAGATGCAGCTCAGAAACATAATCAAACCCTATACGCTTGTTACATGGGGACAGATGAGCGGCAGAAAGTTTATTGCTGACAGCGTGGAAACCGATGTAGCAAACGAAACGCAGAGTGTGACACTTGTACAGGTGAAAGAACCGGCTTTAATGACCACCACACGCAGAGAGACCACGCGCAACTACAGACGCAACCGGGATTTGATAACTAACGCGGAGCCGACGGCGAGAGTGGAGGTTGCACTCATAAACACCGATGCGCGCAGAATAACGGACTTTGACGCGAGCAATGGTTTTGTCTTATTCGATGGTGACAGAGTTACTGGAAACATGGCGTTTCAAACCGATTTTTCGGGCGGCAATATGCTATTGTCAGTCCCTAATGAAATAGGGGAAAACGTCGCCACCATCGACGCGAGCGGAAACCTTGTTATCACGCTATAAATATAAAAATATCAGTACATTGCAATGGTTTATAATTTAGGAAAGTTTGTTTTGACACCCAGAGGCGGCTACAGCCCTAACGAGAGTTACGACGTGTTGGATTTCGTGTTGTACAATGGCAGTTCTTATGTCTGTAAAAGCAACGGAGTGTCGGACAAAGTCCCGACAAATACGACTTATTGGCAGTTGTTGGCTAATGCCGGACAGCCGACCATGACAGAGGCACAGAAACAGGAAATAATCAGCACCTTGTTAGCAAGTGGCGTTATTATCGACCCCGACTATAACACATACAGCACCGAGGAAAAGGACAAACTCGCCGGATTGTCAGTGCCTAACAACGGCACACTTTCCATTAACTACGATGGAAGACGCATAGCGCAGTTTTCCGCTAATCAGTCCACAAACACAACGGCAAACATTCCGTCGCCAAACAACGCGGTCATTACGCTCTACAACCGAGAGACAAACGAACTAATAGACAAATTCACCGTTGACCAGAAAGAAAACCAAGACATTTATTTGCCCGTCGGCAGCGGTGGAGGTGGCAGCACCGGCACACTGACATTGAAAGTTGACGGCTCGATTGTCGGCACATGGGACAGCGCAGCGGACGGCAGTATTAACGTACCCATAGGGAGCGGAACGCTGACCATACAGCGTAACGGCTCAACCCTCGGCACATTCAGCGCAAACGCGGATAGTAACAGCACCATTGACATTGCAGTGCCTACGTCGGTTAATGATTTAGCCGATGGCGCGAGTTACGCGCCGATGGCGTTACTTTCCACCGTGTCACAGCCTACAAGTCCCGACGACGATTTGACCGATGTAAAAATAGCAAAACTGACCGAAAACACGGTGTATGTGTGCGACGGCGAAAACGCACAATATGTGACCATAGAAGACTTTGCATTTGAGATTAGCGACCCCTATTGTTTGACATTGCCACCGACTTACATTTACATTACACCCTCAAATAATATCGACATTTCCGCGCCGAGCGGAACCATGCAGACGCATATTAGTAGCGGAATACACTTGACCGGTGGAACCTCTTACATGATTGAATTTAGAGGCTATATTATGACTGTCTTTTCACTGACTTAACAACCCAAAAATCAGATAAATAAAGAAAATAATTGCAATTATATGACAAATTATAATCTGGGGCGTGTAGTACCCAAGTGGCGCGGAGGCTATGACCCTAACACCACTTATGATGAGTTAGATATTGTCGCCTACTATGGCAGTTCTTTTGTCTGTCTCAATAATGGCACAAAAGGCATTACACCGAGCGAAGACGGCGAGGCGTGGGGTTTAGTCGCCAGACGTGGCAGCGAAACAGAGGTGAGCGAAGAACAGATTAACGCTATCAAACAAGCGTGTCTGCAATACCTTTACAACGCCGGTGCTATCTTTGACAATGACTATACGCACACCGACAACAACTTTACAGATGATTACAAAGCAAAGTTGAACGGCATAGAAGCCGGTGCAAAGGTCAACGTGCAATCCGATTGGAACGAAGACAGCAGCACAAGCGACGCTTTCATTAAGAACAAACCGAGTTTCACGCCTACCGACAACAATTTCACCGATGCGCTCAAAGACAAATTGGAGGGCATACAGAATAACGCTCAGGTCAACGTGCAACCCGATTGGAACCAGACCAATAGCAGCGCAGATGACTACATTAAGAACAAGCCGAGCCTCGCAGCCGTGGCGACCACCGGCAGTTACAACTCACTGAGAAATAAACCCGAACTATTCAGCGGTGACTATACGGACTTGACGAACAAGCCGACAATCCCGACGCGCTTTAGCGAGTTGACCAATGACCAGGTTTTTATTGAGCCGCCTACGGTCATTGATTTGGGCGAGCAGACGAATGTAAGTATTACAACGCTTTCGGGCAACACCATTTATCAGTGCAACAACCTACAGAGTTTGACCATTTCAGCGTATGGCAGCGACAACTATTTGCCTACCTATATCTTTTTCCAATCCACACCCGATGTGTCTTTGAATTTGAGCATTCCCGAAAATACCTATTGGGTCACGGAAGCACCGCTTTTCTACGCAGAGACCTACGCACAGCACTATCTGTTGAAAATACAGAATAATGTCGCGCAACTCTTTTTCCTCACCACCACCGGCACGAACTACCCTAACTATACCGAGGAAGCCGCCCGATGGAGCGCAGCGACATGGGCGCATGACCCCGAAGATTGGGAGGATTTCACCGACATAGAACCGGCATACACGCCGCTATTCTAAAATAAAGTTCTAACACATGGATATGGAAAAAGACAACAAAAAGTTTTGGCTCGGCGCGACCCTTGCTATTTTGGGCGTTGTATTGCTTTTTTGCGGAATGTACATAGAACCGAAAGGCGAGATTTCGGGGAGCGTTTTAGGAGCCGTCGGCGAGGTTTTCCTGTTAGCCGGTAGCCTAACCGCAGCGGACACTTATATAACGTTTAAGATAAAGAAACTAATGGATAACAAATAACATTTGGGCGTGTTATTTTTTCAAGTCCGCTCTCTCATTTGGGAGGGTGGACTTTGCCTTTATAAATACTGAAAATAACCGCCTAAAAGTTATGACGAAAGAAGACGTTATTTCGCAGTGCTATATAGCATACCCATCCGATGACGGAATTAACGCTATAATCAAACTCCCCGACGTACAATTAGACCGCTCCGTTTATAACGAGGTCAAAAAGCATTTTGACGCTATTAATGGCAAATGGGACAAATACGCAAAGGGTTTTGTTTTCCCCGACCATGTGAACGTACAATTAGCGTTTGCCAAACTCCAAGCCGGAAAAGGCGAGACACCGCAAAACGTAAAGAAACTATATCAGTTCTACGGTACACCCTCAAACATTGCCGATGAAATGGCATACTATTTGAAACCGGAAGCAAATCACCGCATATTGGAGCCGAGCGCAGGACAGGGCGCGCTCATTCAGGCAATACATGATTGGGAGCCTAATGTGGTTGTAGATTGTTTTGAACTCATGCCGTCTAATAGGGAGGTACTAAAACAACTGCCAAATGTCAATATATTGGGCAATGACTTTATGGCAGCGGACAACCTCGGAGAGTATGACATAATCATTGCAAATCCACCCTTTGCAAAGAACCAAGATATTGACCATTTTAGAAAGATGTACGCGCATTTGGCGCCACACGGCGCATTGTGCGCTATCATGTCAAAGCATTGGACTTTCGCCCATGAAAAAAAGTGTGTGGAGTTTAGAGATTGGTTTTATAATGAGATTGGAGGTTGTGATTTGAGAGAGATAGAAGCCGGTGAGTTTAAGGAGAGCGGAACCAATATCAGTTGCATGATGGTTGGAGTTGTCAAATAGGCATAAATACAAAAATAATACGCTCAATATCATGGAATTGAAAAAAAAATTGACCGTTTCGGCATTGAGACAACGCTAATCGACGGCTTCGATGACTGCGTACTCGGTATGACCGAAGACGAAAGATTGATTTACTCTTACAACAATATTATCATTGCCATCATGGAGCAAGGTATCACCAACCCGACCGAGGCAGAGGAATATTTTGCTTACAATTTTCTAAACGCCATTCAGTCAATGCCTTTAGAGAAAAAGCCACCGATTATTTGTTACGACTTCTTATAACTCAGTTATAACGCAAATTATCAGCAAGTTAGGAAAAGGGGTGTTAAAACATGATTTTCGACACCCTTTTTTCGTGTCTTTTTCGATGGGTTTTATATGTCGATGAAAAATAATCATATATGTAAATCAGTCTGTTAGCATTGGAAACGAAAATAAATTTGGTCAATTCAAAAATTTTACTTATATTTGCAACCGTTCCAAGAGAGACAGAAAAGGCAACGCGGAGGGTGAGATTGAAACAGACAATCTAAAATCATATCTAACAATGATTTGTGCAAGTCATGTAGTGATGTTGTATGCGTTAAACTATGCCTCTTTGACAAACGATGAAAATAGTATTAACCAATTAAAATATAATATGTTATGGCAAAAGACACAAACAAAAAGAACAGCGCGAGACGCGCAATGACCCAAGTTGAGGCTCTTAATCACCTATCATTCAAGTACAAGAATAAGTTTTTGTGCGAATGTGAAACCCTAAATAATAATAACAGAAAAAAGAATTTGGAGGATTTCGCAAACCAACTACCGCAAACCCTCGACACACTCAAAAAGATACACCGCAGTTATAAAAAGGCTGTCGCCGAGTTTGAGAGGATTGCAGAGCATATTGGAATATGGGAGTTGTTATATAGTGAAAGGGAAGAGTTGAAACCTCGCAATGCAGAAGAACTTGAAGACGAGATTAGAGATAACCTAACAGACATTATAACTGATAAGATTGAGATATACCTCGATGGAGAAGAGATGACTGACGAAGAGCGCGAGACGCGCATTGATGAGTTGACAGAAGAGATAAGAGACGAGATTGATGCGTACATTGATGATGACATTGAGGAGGGAATGACGTTAGCCGAGGCTAAACATTGGTGGGACATTAGAGGGCGTGATATAATAGATGAGTACATTGATAGTCTGTAATGAATGTTTTTCTTTGCTATAATCTGGGAAACCCTCAATCATATTCGGTTGAGGGTTTTTCGTTTGATGTGTGATGCCTCACTGACTTGTTTTGTCATGTCTCGCCGAGTTGCGCCGTGGCGCGGTTGGCAACACCCCCCCGACCTATTTTTTTGAGCGTGAGCCGTGTAAACCGCGCCCCCAGCCTCGCTTTCACAAAAGGTGATTTTCTAACTTTTTGATGGTCAGCACCTTATAAAGATATACTATTTTTGACTAAAAATAGGGGGGCAAAAATACAAAAAATGAGGGTCAAAAGTCCACTTTTTCACCTCATAATCAGCGTGTAAAATGTTAAATTTTATTTACACCATTAATGACAACTATCGCAAGTACAAGTTATTACATTAATGGTGTAATTTAACAAATAAAATAATATTTGGTAGTTTGTTGTTTTTATGTATCTTAGCGGTTGGATTTGAGGGGGTGAGAGTGAGTGAAATAAACGATGTCAAAAAATATTTCTACGTTTATCAAACCGAAAGTTTAACATAAAAACAAAATTAAACAATGAAAACCAATGAATTAAAGAAAAAAGTAGTCGCAATGTACCGTGTCAGCACCGACCGCCAAGACCTCGCCCGACAGGAAAACAATATACATAGGGCGTTGCAAATTGATGGCTACGACTTAAAGAATGATGTCATTGAGATAGGAAACAAAGAAAGCGGTGTGTTATTAGATATAGCAGAGCGCGAGGGACTGCAAGAACTGATGAGATATGTAGAACAGGGTATAGTTGAATGTGTGTATGTAGATGAGATTTCGCGCTTGTCAAGAAAAGCAGCGGACACATTCATTATGCGCGACTATCTGTTGTCTCACCGAGTGCAACTAATGTGTCTGCATCCAAGCCTCAAATGCTTTACAGACGATTTCAAGATTGACCCGACCGCAAACCTTGTTTTTAGCATCATGGCTTCGATGGCAGAAAATGAGGGTTATATAAGAAAAGAGCGTTTTAAGACCGGCAAAGAAAAGAAGATAGCAGAGGGCAAGTTTGTGGGCGGTCATGTTGTCCGTGGCTATAAGATAAACGCCGATAAGTTTGTAGAGATTGACGAAGAAGATGCAAAACTCATACGTCGGATTTTCCACTTGTACACGGTGGAAAAGATGTCTTCTTTTGAGATTGGAAAGATGTTGTATAATGAGGGTGTGCTACCTAAAAGAAAAAGCGTTAGAACGTGTGCAACCTTTGTGATTGACACGCTCAGGAATAGAAAGTATATAGGCGACGGCATATATCCGCAACTCATAGACACCGAGGTTTACGACCAAGCGAGACAGCAAATGTCGGAGTTTACTTTCAAACCCAGACACTCATACGCCGGTAATGTGTATCTCGCCCAAAAGTTACTTAACTACAAAGGGCGACACTTAATTGCGAAAAAGAACGATGGCAGTTATGTGGCGTCCACGGCGGTGGAGAAAGAAGACAGAATTAGTGTGAACATTAACATGGTTGACAGCCTGATGGTGTACGAAGCCGATAGATTGAGCAAATACACGGCAAAGAATAGCGACGATGTTATAAACGACTACACCGAGAGAATAGCCATTGCAAATAGGGAAATACAGAGGGCAAAAGAAAGACTTGCAGAGATACAGAAAAACATCGATGACATGTTTGAAAAAGCATTGATTTATGGAGTTAGCGAAAACAAACTGCAAAGAATGAAAGCCAAAGCGGACACCGAGAGAGGCGAGTTAAATAGACTTATCGAAGACAGACAAAACACCATATACACATTGGAGAGACGCATTACAGAGATTGAGAGAGGGGAAGACGTAAACAGCATATACGGAATGAGCGACGAGGAAAAGAAGACCGCCATATTAAAGCATATTAAAGAGGTGGAGGTTAGCAAGGTGAAACGCTCGATTTACGACCTCAATGTCATAGGTCACAATGGCAGTGAGACATTGTATAGGGTACACACGCATAAACATATAGTAGAGTATAAAGATGAGTATTTTGGTTGGTGTAAACTTGACATTGAGATTGAGAGAAAATATAGGAGGGTATGAAACAGATTTGACAGAGACAGAAAAACGCCCCAGATGGGGCGTTTTTCCTTTCGTTTCTAAATGGCGAAAAAAGAAAACGAATGATATATATTGATGAACGTTATAATGAGTGCTTTCTATAGTATTTATTTCAGTTTTTTCTATGGGTTTTGATATGGCACTCGGAGCATAGGCTTTCCAAATTCATTGCATCGAAGCCGAGGGAAAGCATTTGTTCAAGTGTTGTCCCGGTTGAAATAGGGGTGACGTGGTGAACCTCGGTAGCCTCGCGGACAACGCCGAGGGCGAGACAACGCTGACAGAGGGGGTGGTGTATTAGCCACCACGCGCGGAGGTCGCGCCAGCGGCGAGTGTTGTATATTTTAGAGTAGATGAGAGCGGTTTTGTTGGTTTTTGGCTGGTAGCGTTTGGGTAGTTTATTGATTGTGGGCATAGGGTGTGTTTTTCTTTATTTATGGGTTTGATGGGTGTAGGATTGCCCCAGTTGCGCGGAGGCGCGGAGGGGGGCAGGGGGGTGGCACTTTCAAAAGGAATAGCGAGGGGGCGTAACGCCCCGGTTGTTGTCTCAAAAAGTCCACTTTTTTATATTGAATGGGATTTATATTTACAAAAACTCCAGAAATAGGGTTTAAATCGATTTTGATATGCTTTCAGTAGGATTTACCAACGGAATACAGAAAACGTCTGAAAAGGGGTTAAAAATGGGTTAAAATAGGGTTTTTGAATACAGAGTTTTTCTGTTGGATTTTTTGAGACATAAATACTATGGGAAAGACTTTTTTTAACTCCTTGTTTGATTTAATCAAATAGGGAGTTTTTTATTGTCTTATTTTTGAATAGGGAGAGGCGGAGGGTGACACCCCACCCCCATAATGGGGTGGGACACCCGACAGCCTCGACAATGATTTGCTATTTGAATAGGGAAACGAGGGGGAGCGGAGCGACACCGATGTTTCCTATAAAGTCTTATAAGACTTACTCCGTCTTAATAGACTTCGTGTCTTATAAGACTTATATAGACACCCTGTAACATGAGGTGTAACTATAGGTGTAACTATAGGTGTAACTATAGGTGTAACTATAGGTGTAACTATAGGTGTAACTTTGACCTGTAACATGAGGTGTAACTTGACCATGTGAGACAAAAAAACCGCCCCCTATTCGGGAGCGGTGAAAAAAAACAAGACACTAAAACTTTCTTTCTTACTCTTATATAGTTATTTATCTAAGTTTTGATTTTTCCATGATTGAAAAAAAAACTAATCATTTTTGACTTTTGAAACTAAAATAAATAAATAAGAAAAAACAAGTTCACTATAATGACACCGAAACAATTTTATCAGTCTGTAGAACTCTTAGAGAGTGCCAACCGCGAGTTTGATTTATACCTAACCAACAAAGCCAAAAGCGGCGACACCGCCAACGGCAATAAAAAGGACATTGCAGCACTCAAAAAGATACAAGATGCGTACAACCTATTTGACCCCCTACCGGCTACGTTCAAAGGGTTGCGCCTCAATAGGAT